CCAAAATCCCCCGCCGCCCAACCCTCTTGGCCGGTGCGACAATTCGAGTGCCGCGCTCAAGCTCACTTGATTGGCTTTCAAACCTTTGAGCGCCATGCGCGCCCGCCCCATGGTTTGACCTAGCTTTGATGATGGCCGCAGACATCGTGGCATCAATGCCAAGGCGCGAAGCTCGCGCCATCTTTGCCTTTACAGCGGGGCCTTTCCAATTCACCGGGTCTTTTGCCATGGTCTTCTTATAAATGCCGTGTGAGCATCAACTCATAATGTGTGGGCCGCGATCCTGGCCCGCCCTTGCGCTGCTTTACCTCGACGAATACCGGCCCGTCAAACTGAAGCAGCCCCGAGCGATCACGAATTGTCAAGCGGTCACGCTCCAAAACATTGGCAGTCAATGGAACATTTGCCCTCATATCTTCAATGACGATGCTTTTGCCTGCATCGTCTTGACTGCGCCGCGCTGTTGACCATGCGCGGCACGCGATAACACCAACTTCAACCAAGGTGAGCGCTTCCGGGCGCCCCCAATCTGTTTTGCCCGGTGTTGAATCGCGCGTTACTTCGGCGCGCATGGTCATGACGGCTCTTACACTCATGCGAAGGGTGACCGCCCTTCCCTGACTTGCGCCAGAAGCTCACGGCGGCGGGCGCGGTAATCCTTTTGACTGCCGGACCAATCGCCTGACTTCTCAGAGTCATAGGCCCTAAACTCAAGGTCAACTTGGCTCAGGTCTAGGGCTACTCGGTCACGCACATCAGTGTCAACCTCAGGGGTGAACACAATGGCAACCTCACTGCCCCAACAAACTGCCGCGTTGTCACCGTCGCGCAGCCTCAAAATGCGGTAGCCGCCAACCTCCCTGTAATCATTTGAAGAAAGGGTCACAGCGTCAGATGAATGCCGGCGCCGCTCGGTGATTGACACAATGGCTGTGTGCCTGCGCGTGAGCGCCAACCAATCGCTGTTGGTAGCAACCACAGTCTGTGTGTCATTGGCAATCTTGCCAGCGCTGCGGTCTACAGAGGCAACAGCCGCGTCAAGAATCCTTTGAAGCACAGTCGTGTCAAGGTCAGTCTCAACACGGGCGCGCAGGTCTTCAACCGTGACGGTCATTAGATTTGCACCGCCTCAATGGTAATGCCGGTATCTTCATCGGTGGACACATCCATATCACCCGAGCCGTCATTGAACGTATCGGGGTTGAATGGACCGGCCCAAACATTGCCCGTGGTGGCAGGCACCACAAGGGTTAGCTCAGCGACAGCCAACCCGCTCACCGTCTTGGGGGTGACAATCGAAATGGTGGCAGGGCCGGCGCCCGTCTTGACGAAGTGCAAAAGCACCCGCCCGTTATTGCGGACAATGTAATTGTCTGCCGCAGCCATGGAAGTGGGGTTAGCAGCAATGCCGCCTTGAACCGCCACAGTTGGTGCGAGTGTTGCGTCAGCCATTTGTTTGGCTCCCCTGCTTCTTTAGTTTGGTGGCTGCCGTAGTGGCAGAAATTATTTGGCAGCTTCAGCTTTCTTGGCTGCGGCTTCATCAGCCTCAGCTTTCTTGGCTGCGGCTTCGTCAGCCTCAGCTTTCTTGGCTGCGGCTTCTTCAGCCTCAGCTTTCTTGGCTGCTGCGGCTTCCGCCTTTTCAGCTTTCTTGGTGTCAGCCTTGGTGGTGAATTGACAACCAAGCTTCTTCAAGTCAGCCTTCAAAACTTCCCTGCCGGCAGCGGCAAACAAGAAAGCGGCTTCAGGGTCACCCTCTTCAACCACCTTTGTTTGGTCAGCGTTGAGGAATAGGCGCCGGTCAACCACAACCTTTGCACCCGTGGCCCCTTTCAATAGCGTGATTACCAGACCGCCCATTTGTTTACTCGTTCCTTAGCACAGACACAGAGGCGCCCGCTGCTGTTGATAGTGCGTAGAGCACTTCATTTGGTTCAAGGTCAACCGTCACCGTTTGACCGAAGGGCAACAGAAAGCCAGTTGCCGCCGAGACATCAGAAGCGCCCAAGTAAACCGGCTCAGCGGCATCACCGTTGTGAACAATGATGCGCTGACCCGCCCCGCCAACAGTGTTGAGCGCCACGATTGGCGAATCATCAACAGCGAAGACAGCGGAAGTAATAGCCATTACCTGTTGGCCCACATGGACACGCGCCGCACATCGGCGCTCTTGGTGGCACTGGCCTGGCTTTCAAGGTAAACAACCGGTGAGCACTCCTCATCTACGTCAAGCGCAATGGCCTGGCTGTAGACAAGCACCTTGTCAACAAAGGCACGCATGTTGCCATCGGCGCCAATCTCAACCCTAAACCTTTGCTCAGTGCCAGCCGCCGCAAGGTCAACCCCGGTGTCACCATCGGCGGTCAAATCTTGCGTGCCCGCTGCGGCGCTCTTGTCATGAACACCAAACAGGCGGTCACCATCAGTCAACCCGGCATCCATCCACAGGCCGGCAAGGTCAGCTTGCACAAACGTTGCCACAGTCGTGGCACCCGTCACAGCCGGGTCAAGGGCATCAGCAGCGGTGCCGATGAAGCCGACAAACATTGCCCGTGCCGTGATGGCAGAGACCATGGTTAGTTGAACGTCAACCACCAACTGCCCGTGTTGGTCAGGCTGCATGACACCGGCAGCCATGCCGATGGCCAAAACATGCGCGTCAGTTGCGCTTGTGATGATGCGAGCCACAGAGCCACCCTCAGCGGCAGCTTGTACCACAAGCCCCGCGTCAACCTCATTGACACCTTGGCCGAAGATACGAAGACCCGAGCCGGCCAACAGAGCCGAAAGGGCAGTGTCAGAAATAGCTTTGCCAGCGCTGTCTCTGAAGTCAGTGTCAACGCCAAACAATGCGCGTTGGTTGATTGATGTTGGTGTCCAATATGGAGAAAGCCCGGTGCCCTCATTTACATACAAGACACCGTTGGTCACATCCCACAAAAGCGCGCCCGCTTCTAGAAGGTCTGACCCGGCAAACGTTCCGGCAGTGCCGCTAGCAGGCGGGCCAGCAAACTGCCATGCCCTCATGCGGCTATTTTCAATTCGTCCCATGGTAGAGACCCCCCAAACCTTAAAGGTTTATTGAAGCACTGAAGCGAGCCAGCCCGCGCCCCGGTTGGTGTGTCATCAACCGGGGGCGGGCCTAGCTGCTTTAGATGTTGGTGACCGTGCCGAAGGCGGCGGGGCGATAGACAACCTGTGCCCACCGTCCGCTTGCGCGAATGGTCTGCTTGCCTTCCTTGAATTGATCGCCCACAAAGCCGCGCTCAACCACGATGCCGCGCCGCTCAAATACCGTAATCCAAGGCAGCAAGAAGCTGCCAACCAATCCGGTGTTTTCCGTCAGGCTTTCATTCTGCACAACCGGCAAACCCCAAATGCGCTCGGGGCCTTGCTCACTCGGGTTGCCCCAAATGTAAAGGCCATCAGCCGTGCGCAGAAGGCGAATCGGTGCCCAATCATTTGGGTGCAGAAGCACATGGGTGGGCATCGCGCGGCCAGTCACGCGAATCAGTTTCATCATGTTGAAGATGGTGTCAGGCACCGGCTCGGCAGCATTGGCAAGGGTCTGAATGCCCGTCACATTCACAATGCCCTCAAGGTTTGGCGCGATGCCATCCCCCGCAATGATTTGCCCGTCAAGCCGCTGCTGAACACCGAAGTTCAAACGGCCTTCAAGGTATGACTGCACCATCGCCACATCCTCAAGCTGCTCATCAGTCACCGGCACAGAGTCAGTGATTTTGCGAACAGCAGAGGTGCGCTCAGTCAGCACAAAGGTTGACTCAGCGTATGCGGCCCCTTCTGCCTTCTCAGCAGCGGAATGGGTGCGCGTGGTTTCCTCCATGTAGACAACGTTGGCCATGCCCGTGCGGCCCGTTGGCATGATGTCGGTTACCTGAAGGGGGCGCGTCACCGCAGGAACAACAGTGCCCGTGCGAGTTGACTCGGGCGCCCAACCGGCAGACGTTTGAAACAACGTCTTCAATTCGGCCATGCCCATATCAAGCACGATCTTGCCGCCCATATCACCCTTCTGCCAACGCTTGTAAACGTCATGCTCAGTGACCAACTGACCAAAGCTTTTCTGCTCGCCTTGGTTCTTGGTCTCAGGGTGGCCAGGCCGGTTGACCGGGGTGGCATCGCGCTTGGCCAAAGCCTTGCCGGCGCCTTCGGCTTCTTCCTGCTTGGTCACACGATCCTGTAGCGCGGAAAGCTCGGCGGTGCGGGCTGTCACCTGTTCAATGACTGCCATTGATTTGGCGGTGCCCGTAAGGGCCAGGGTGTCAGCGCCTAGCCAATCGGCATCGGCTTGCTGAAAGTCATAGGTGAATTCACCCGAGCCAGCATCAATCTTTGACTTGGTGAAGACTTCGCGCAACTGTGCGCTCTTGGCGTCAAGCTTCTCACGAAGCTGCTTCAGTGTCTCAGCCATTGGGTTACTCCCACGGTTGCAGCAAAACAAACTTGCGCAGCGCGTTGGAGCAACAGAGCTTCAGACGGCAGCTTATATTCATCGGCAAGCAGGCGCCGAAATGTCAAGCGGAATACTAGCACACCCCATGGCGTGCCGCCTCTGTGGCCAGGAAGCTTGCGGCGGCTCGGGCCGCTGCGTCTGCTGGCAACATGCCTTCAGCCAAACCTTTCAAGGCTGTCATCAACTGCGCGTGCTGCTCTGCCATCAGCATGGCAGCGGCCTTGGCTTCTTTCCCTAGTGGGCGGTCAGCCGTTATCTGAGCCAGCCGAGCAAGCACGGTTTCAGCATCCCACGTTGCAAGCTGCACTTGGTCAATAAACTTTATGCCAGGCTTGTCACCAAGTTTAGGCGCCTCAATGCCGGCATCACCAAGGTGGCTAGCAAGGTGCTTATAAACCCCCTGCCGCTGTTCCTCTGAAAGTGTGGTGACACCGCGCGCCCCCATGAGGCAAGCAATACCAGCCACGCAGGCGCGAATGTTTGCGGCGCCCGTCTTGCCTTCATCATCAATCATGTGGTGAAGAAAGCAGCCGCGCCCGCCACTGATGAGCGCAAAGGCCGCAGACTTCTCAGCGTCACCCGCAAGGCGCCGAGCGTGCGTGGGTGCGTCCCATGGTTCATTAACTGTTTTGGTGGTGTGGGCCTTCAATGATTTGGCACTGAGCGTGCCGGTGCCGATGGATGCGCCGCGCAACACGGGTGACACTTCGCGCGTATCAACCTTGTGCAAAAAGCGTACCTGGCCCCCGTCACGTTCCTCAAAGGTAAATTTAACCGGACGGAACCCCCAAGACCATTCTTGAATGCTCGGCGGGTTGGCCAAATCAAACTTTAGGGATGAGTGCCACTCACGCGCCGCTTGAATTTCAAGATTGAATTGGCCGACTGCCACAGCGGTATTGCCGCGTTCCTCAATCAATGTTTTGCCCAAAGACACATGCTGTGAGTCATGCGACGGCAGCACCGAAACCGGCAAGTCACCGAAGGCGCCAGGCATAACAATGTCACGATCATGGTCTAGCTCACCAAAGGTGGCAATGGCAGCCTCAAAGCTTCCATCATCCCCAACCGCCTTGATGGCCACTCCAACTGATTTGCGTTCAAGCTGCTTCATTTTGTTTGCCCCAATTACTGAGTTACTAGGTAGCCATCAAAGCCCGCGTTGATATCACCCGTGAGGGTAACCCCGGCTTGCAGCCTCAAATCTGTCATTGAAGAGAAAGCCAAAGGTGGCGTAAACATTACAAAGCCAATCGTTGAGCCTTGAGAGTTTAAGCCAAACACTTGGCGCACCCGCCATGCCCCGCCCTGCGGTCTACGGTAAAGGGTGATTGTTGCAACGCTAGCCGCCTGCCGGCCAACTGACCCATAAAGCCGGGTCATGAGAAGCACTCTGCCGTTGGCCACTGTGTAAATGCCAAGGTGGGTCTGCCCTTCACCCACAATAATGGTTATCAAAACATTGCTTGACGTGGTGTTGTCAGCCGTGATGACTCCAGCATTGGAACCGTCATCACCAGCGGTGGCGACATAGGCACGATTGACACGCAGGAAAAGGCCGTCAGTTTCCTTTGGCGTTTGGCCAGTCAAATCTATGGTCTCAGTAAGAAAGTCACCGTTGGCGTCAAGCCCTTCAATGGTGAAGGTCCGGGCGCCATCACCAGAGCAGCAAGTGTCAGCGGCAGAGGTTGACACAACGTCAATGGTCTCAGCCGCCGTGGGGAAAGTGTAATCCCCGCCACCGCCCCAAACATCCTCGGGGGCCGCTTGGTTGACATCAATGTTGCGGCCAAACTTATGGACCGTTTCAACGTCAATGTAATTGCCAAAGGCAACCTGCAAGCCGGACGGGTGGACAGCATGTTGATTGAACAGCCGCCATTGAGAACCAGCTTGAGCAAACCCAAACCCCGCAATTAGCGCAAACAAAATAGGCAAACCGCGCCAATCAATTAGTCTATCTCGCTTCATCTTATTCACCCCTTACTAGGTAGCCGTCAAAGCCGCCCGTGATATCAGTATTGGCAGAGGTAACGCTAGCCCGCATCTTTATATCGGTCTTCTCGGGGAACGTCACCGGCACAGGGTAAACAACGCTGGCCCAAGTGGTGCCGTTAGTGTGGATGCCCGCGTAGCCAAGCGTAAGGAAAGCGCCACCAAAAGGCCGCACAACAAACTCAATCGTGGCTGCGCCAGATGTTTTCTTGAGAATTGAGCCATGGACCCGAGTTAGCAAAAAGGTTGTGTTGGCCGGCACTGTGTAAACGCCGAGAGTAGTTAAACCTTTTCCAGCGGCTAGCAAAAATAGGTCATCCCCCGAGATTGTATTGACAGCGCTTATGGCGCCAATGTTTGTGCCATTGGCACCAGCGGTAACTATGGAAGCCGAGAAGACCCGCAAGAAAAGTTTGGTTCCGGTGACAGCGTTGGTCCCATTAAGCACAAACACTTCGTTTTGTAGCACGTAGTCAGCATCTAGCCCGGTGACCAATATCGCGTGTGCCCCTGTGCCAGCCGGGTCACCATCATCAGCGGCAAGCGTTGAAACAACTTGCACGGTCTCGGCATCATCGGGGAAAACATAATCCCCGCCCACATTCCAAAGGTCTTCATCGGCACCTGAGCTAATGTCTGCATTGCGGGCGAGCTTATGCAGTGAAGCAGTGCCGGGGAAGTTGCCAATAGCAACCTGCAAGGCTGCCTCTGGCGCGTGTTGGTTAAACACCCGCCAACGTGCGCCTGATTGGGCAGCAGCGTTGGCACTCAGTAAGTAAGCGAGCAAAGGAACAACCGCCAAACATGCGAGTAATACAAGCGCTCTTTTGATGCTCATATCATTTGACCCCGTTGTGTTCTAGTGAGTAGTGGTTACCGTCGCCAAACCTGCCGCCCCACCGGCAAAGCTCATGCTGTTGTTCCCACCACAAACCAAACTCCTCATGGCTTTTGGTTCCGCGCAGGTAGAAGCCGGCTGCGTTGAAAAGGTTTATGTCCCTGGCAAGCTTGAATTTATGTGTGCTGCGTGGGTGCCCGTAAGGTGCATCCATCGGGCGCAGCCCGTCACCCGTGGTTGTTTGAAGCCCTGCCAAATACATCCTCAATTCAAGCTGAAGAATCAGCTTGGCAAATAATGTTTGCTTCTCGCGCAGTGTCATAAGCCCATTTCCGCCATGAGCAAACTGTTGATTGGCACAAAGGCGCGTGTGCAATTCGGGTGAGCCAGGCCGATGGCTTCGGCTTCTGCAATAGTTATGACCTTGCCGTTAGCCTCAATACAGCCGGGGTCACCGTGGCCGATACGGTCATCAAACACTTGCACATGCTCTGTTTCTTCCATGCCACTGGCCGTGGCAAGCGTGGCAGTGTTGGCCGCGTTGGCGCCTTCGGTGCGAGCGATGACGCGCGCCCGCGTCTGTGCGTCACGCCATGGCCCCGCTTCTACTCGGTCAGCTATGAAGCGGGCCAGGTTGTCAGCCGTCAAACCCTTTGCGCGCCCCTCTGCTAGCGCGTCAAAGACTGCCTCACGAGTCTGCTCGCTAAGGTCAATCAAGCCCGCCTGTGTGCCGCCTGATGCAAACACTTGCTGTTGGGCGGCATCGCTCAAAACAAAAGCATCGCCCACTGCATCGGCCATGGTCTCAACCATCGCATCAGCCACTTGGTTGGCCACTGCCACAAAGCCGGTGCCCATGGCTTCAGCCAAGGCGGCTTGGGCGGCGGGTGTGTCAATGGCATCAATAATGCGCTCAGCCAAAGCATTATCAAGGGGGCCTAGCTCACCGGCTTGTTTGGTCTCACCCGAGCCGTGACCATCGCTGACGGTTTCGTCAGGGTTGGTCAGGTCTTGTGCTCGCACTACGGCCAGCGTATCAGCCCCAAGATCTTCAAACACTTGGGTGATGCCTGGCTCTAGCACTGCCTGTGCTTGCACCCTGATGATATCAAGGCGCCTGGCCATCGCGGCAACCTGTGGCCTTGGTGTTGCTTTCGGGGCAGCGGCAATGATGCGTTCTTCAGTCGCCCCATGGTCATGCTCTGCCTTCAAAGCTTTGGCGCCTTTCTCTGCGGCGATCACTGCGGTTTTCTGCCCCTGTGGCAAAAAACCAAAAGACAACACGTTGACCAAGTAAACATTGTCAGCCTCATCAGCCTCAAAGCCTGTGGCGGTGCGTGCCTCTGCTCGGGTGATGACACCTGACCGCCAAAGCTTATCAACCCGGTTGGCCTTGGTGTCTTGGTTTTCTCTAAGCGCCTCAACCTTGGTGTTGTCAAACTCTACTAAGGCCACATCAAACTTTGGCGCTAGTGACCGGGTGACTTCACCCGCGATGGTGCTTTGCATTGGAATGACGCCATTTGTCCACGCAAGCTGGCGCATTTCCTTCATGGTGGCGCCAACCTTTGTGGTCTGAAGCCCTGCCCCAAAGCCCACAACAGCGGCAGGGACACCAAGCGCAGCGGTAACGCGCTCCTCAGATATGTTGCGCAGTGGGCTTAAATCAAGCTCCTTAGGACTGAAGCCGAATTGCTCAACCTTGGTTGGCCCGAGCATCACCAAAGCTTTGCCGCGCCCCGACCCTGTGTACTCGGTGTTGATAATGTCTTTGGCTATCTTGCCTTCTTCAAGGGTCAGCGTGGCGTCTTTGTCAGCCGGGGAAACAATGACACCGGGTATGCCGTTGTTCTTCAGCAGTTGCCCTGTGAAGGCGGCGGCTTCGCCATCGGTCCAAACCTCACGCAGCAGACCTTTGAGGGGCGATTGGCCAAGCCTTAGATTATCAAGGTCCACCCCTTCTCTGAAGTGGATGACCGCCAAACCCTCTGTCAGGTTGACACCCTCGGGGGGTTCTTCGCTGCCGAATTGGTCAAGGGGCGGAATCATTTGTGTGCTGCCGGCAACCCGATACTCATAATGAGTAATGAATTTATCTGACTGGCTGTCAGGCCACCTAGGCTCAACGTTGGTGTGTGGCGCGTACCAAATTTCAACGGGCGCCCCGCTGTCATTCATCGCCACAATCCAATAGGCATTGCCGGCCAGGCTCATTGAAAGCGTGGTGCCAGCCATCAAAACATCACCCGCATAAAACGGGTTGGGCCGCTCTAGAAGTTTTATAAGATCATTCTTGGGCAGCACTTCGCCTTTAGCATCTTTGGCCACCCAAGGCGCCTCGGCAATGGCGCGCTGAAGCCAGCGAATTGGCGTCATGAGAATGTCAGATGCCGTGCCATCACCAACAGCTTTGGCGATGTCTTCAAGCTCTATCTTGTTGGAATCAAACCAAACGAATGACCGCCCCGGAAACCTCATGCCACTCTTGAAAGCTTTGAGGCTGAGTAGCCCGCGCGCCTTAGTCAGAAACCCCATTTGGCTTTTCCTTAGTAGGTGCCATGCAGTGACACACGGCAACAGTTGTTTGTGGCGTGGCGTTCCCCGGCACCATGTAAACCATTCTCACCCAACGTTGCCCGTTGCATGTGCCGCACAACTCCCCATGCTGCTGCGGCTGCTCTAGCACCTTGCCGGATGGAAACTCAATTAATGTGCCCAAGCTAAGCAACCCCCCAAGTGCCGCCCTTGCCACCCCTCAAACCTTCTGAGGCATAGCGCAGCGAATCAATGTAGTGGTTGTCTCGGTCTTCAGGAATTGGCAGAATGTCGCCCGTGTGCTTATCAGTTTTGAACCGATAAGAAGCAAGCTCAACCGCCGCCCTTTGGCAGCGCGGATGGCAAACAATTTCATAAGACTGCAACCGCTGTATCCCCTCATCAACCGAGCCAGGCCCCTTCTTCGCTCCTTTGATGCCGGGGAACCCATGCCGGCGAAGGTATGAAATGGTTTCAGGTCTCGCGCTGTCAGCCTTGATTGGCCATTTGCGCGAGCCAGGCACACCCGGCAAACCTTTGAACCTGGCCGGCAGGGTGGCGAATGCCTCAGCGTTGAGCGCGTTTAGTTCTTCATCTTGGGTGCCCCCAAACAGGAATGGCAAGTAATCCACTTCGCACCCTAGCATATAAGCTTCATACTCAAGAAACATTTGGCGCCCCCTGACGAACAGGCGAATTAGCACAGAGGGGTCAACACTGAAGCCCCAATCCCCGCCAAATCTTAGAACCTCATCAGGGGTGGCCGGCTCAAATTCGGCTATGCGCCAATTCTTAAGGATGCGTTGCTCGGTCAGTTGCCTATAGCTGCCACCCCATACCCAAGCATATTTATCAGGGTCATTGGCCAGGTCATATGACATTTCATCGCGCAGCACTTGGGGGAACCAAGGGTTATCCTGCCAATTGACTTCAACCACCAAAGCATTTTTGGGCACTGCCTTGCCGCGCAACAGTTTGTCAACCGGGTCACTTGCGTCTTGGGGGTTCCAACTAAACCAAATTTCTGACCCTTCCTCGCGGATGGTTGGCCGCAACAGGTCAAGGCTTCTTTGGCTCAGTGATTGGGCTTCCTCAATCCATGCCACCCGATAGCCCTCAAGAGATTTGATTGACTCAGCGGTGTGATGCTGCATCCCCTGAAACTCAATTCGCCCGCCGCCCGGTGTCTCAATGTGTGTCTGCAAAACCCTGAAATGGTCACCCACGTCAAACGCTTTAATCTTGTTTTCTAACAAACGTTTAACTGACTGGCTCAAAGACTTTTGAACCTCACGCACGCAGACCGCAAGCAAGCCAGGTTCAAGCAAAGCTTTCTTGATTAGTTGCCCCGCGAAGAAGTGTGACTTGGTGCCACCGCGCCCACCGTGGGCACCCCGATACCTAACCGGCTTGCCATTGGCCATGTGGCTGGCAAGCAAGGGCAGCATCTTGCGCGGGGTCTCAATTCTAAGGGTGGTCAATGTTTGAACCTATTAGGGCGGGGCGGCTCATCGCCTATAAACCATAGTGGGTCAACCGCCCTACTAGACCACTGTATGTTTGGCACCTTGCGCTCAGCGCACCGCGCACAGTAGCGCTCACCCGGCTCAGCGTCTTGAGTGCAGCGGCCTGAGTAACCATGTAAAGCAGAGTGGCACCTAGCTTTCATCTTCGTCAGGGGCGGCAGGGTCAACGATCACATTTTCAATCTTGGTCACCGTGATTGGCCCACCATCGGCACCCGTATGCTCATGCCGATTCTTGAAGATGTTTGCGCGCCTACCCTCTAGCAGCACCTTTAGAAGTGGGTCAGAATAGCGCGTCACAAAGGTTGTGCTGCGGCCAAGGTAAAAGCCCACTGGCTCAACCACGCCATCAATGGCGCGGCGGCGCGCTTCAGCCTCTAGCGCGTCGGCAACATCTTCCTCTGCTGCTGCAAAGTTTGAAGCATATTCGGGGTCAGCCTCAAGCCAGTGATAATGGGTAGCCCTGCCGATGCCAACAGCGGCGCACGCATGGGACACGATACCGCGCACAACAAACTCCTCAAGAAACCTTTGCTTGACTGAGGCGCGGTCTGCCTCATCACCAATGGGGCCACCCTTCTTCAAACCTTTATTGCCCACATTGCGCGGCTTCCTCTTGCGTGCAGTTTGCTTACCCATAACCCCTCAAACCTTTGATGGCTCCTAAGCTCAGGGCCACTCTAGCACGTTGGCAAAACAGCTTTGGCCGCTTCCCACATGGGGGCCAGCACGACCCCCTTAGCGCCGGCTCGGGCGCCTTGGGTCATGAGGGTCATGAGGGTCATGAGATTCTATCCGCACAGTAAAAGGGGTCATGAGGGTCTAGAGATATTCTAACCATGAAACAGTGTTGAATATCATGACCCTCATGACCTTTGCCCTATTCCTCAAACCTATGCGGCTTTACTGTGCGGATGCAATCTCATGACCCTCATGACCCTCATGACCCACCGCTAACAGACTGATGTCTGGTTAGACCCCAAAAGAATGACCGGGCACCCACTCAGGCACCCGGTCAAACAGCCGATTTGAAAGGTTTACTTGCCCGCCTTCGCGGCCTTCGCGGTCTTGGCGATGTCATCGCACATAGCTTCAATTGCAGCAATCTGTTTGACCCACGCCACCCGAGCCTTACAAAAGACGGTAAACTTTTTGCCCCCCACCTTGAAGCGGCCATCTGTTGTGTCGGGGTTGGCCACTGCCTCATAGCCGGCAGACTCCATGCGCTTGCGCACCTTCCAAGATTTGCGCGAGTCACCGAGCCATAGCCCAAGCTCACCACTCGCCACGGTTGCAACATGGTCAAACGTCACCGCGTCAGGCCACCCGAGCGCTTCAAGCGCGTCAACCATTTCAGAATCTTCAGGGGTCAAACCCGTGCCAACCATCGCCTTAAAAGCGGGGGTCTGTCTCGGCGGCGCCTTGGGGTCAAACTTGCTAATGTCGCGGGTTGCCAGGAAGGTGGCAATGTCATTCAGCCCCTCTGCCTCATACCACTGCCAAAGCTTCTGCCAATAGTCAGCGTCAAAATCATCACGGTGAGCCTTTGACCAACCAACAAAATGCCGTCTATCTTCAACCGGCAAGTAAAGGCCATCGCGGTGGTTGGTCGTGATGCAGACCCCGCAAAGGTTTGGCACCGAATACTCACGCAGGTTTTTCTCATCAACCCTGATGGTGTCAGGCGGGGCGGCAATCAGAATTTTTGTATGGTCATAGAAGTCAAAGCGCCCCACTTCCCCAAGGTCACGCGCCTCAGAGACACGCAGCACAACCGATTTTACAAAGCCGTTGAAGCGGCCCAGCAATTGTTTGGGGCTAACTTCGGTGAAATTCCATGTGCCAACCGCGTGCTTGAGTGGGTGCAAGAGTGTATCTTTGCCGATGCCCTGAGCGCCGCCCAAAACAATGGCGTGATTAACCTTCTGCTCTGGCTGCTGTACTCGGTGGGCCATCCAATCAAGCAACTCATTAGCTTCTTCAGGGTAAAGCTTCTCAAGTAGCTCAAGCCACCGCCCCGCACCCTCAGCGTTGCCGGTAGGGATGCGCGGCGGCAGGTAAAGGTTGAAGACGCTAGCGCCGTAATGTGATATCCAACCATCCTCGGTCATAATGCGGTCTTCAATGATTTGGGGCCACCCTGGCTGCCAAGTCATCTGCTCAACGTGTTGGTTGCGAATCAGCCAAGTGGCTGCCTTCAGCCCGCCAGGGATGCAGCGCGAGGGGATAAGTTGGTTTATAGACTGTGCCCCCCAAAGCTCACGCGATGGCACCCAAATAAACCGCCCGCTTGGTATGTGCGCGTAAAGCTCATCAAGAGCGATGCCGTGCGGGGCCACCTTGCCGGCTTTGCCCACGTCACCGAAGGCGCGCAATAGCGTTGACTCGGCATAGTCTTGCCTCAAAACTTTGGCCACATCTTCGCCACGGTTGACCCGAGCCGCAACTACCACATCCCACGCTTGCTGTTGGTCGGCGCCGATGCCGGCAGCGGCGCTAGCCAGGCTCATATCATATTCTGAGGCTGACTCTAGGTCAGGCCGCAAACCTTCCCACGTAGCTTTGAAGCGCGGGTCATTCATGATGGCCCCCAAAAGCTTGGGGTCAATTGTCGCACCCTCACGCGGCACCACTACAAGCGCAGCGTCACCCGGCTCAGGGGCTTGCCGGCGCCCCCAACTTTTTGCCACCTTCATGGCGGCTGTGATGGCTTTGGCCACTGAGCCGAGCTTAGGCGGGGGGCCAAGGTCACTGGCCCCGGTCACTGTCAGGTAACCTCTACCTATAAATGTTTCTAACCCCTCTTTCTTAGAGCCAGGGCGGCGCGTGTTGGTGCGCCCGAGCTTGGCGCCTTTCGGCGCGTGGCCTATCGCATGGAAGCCAAACCCTGAAGGTGACGTTTCTATATACAGCGAGTCAGCCGCCGCGAGCACAGGCAGCGCCCAATCTTTGATGCCGCCGTCAGGCATGTAAGCGCCGTCACCATCAATCGCTGCCCATTGGGTGCCAAACAGGCATAGGCCCACACCCCCGCCAACCTTCTTAGCAACGGTCAGCGCCTCTGTCAGTGTCATGCCGGGATTAGAGTTTTGGACATCAGCCGGCTTGCCATCGCGCCCAAGTGGGGCTTTGAAGGTTTTGGGCACACTAGACCATGCGCACCACGATGGCGATTCGGCAAGCTCAGAGGGGATGTCAGAAACGTTTGGCAGCTTGGGCGCTTTCACTCAGGCACCCCACACACCGCCTCAACCTCAACCCAAATGGCCGTGTTGTCTTGGAAGCCAACATATTTAAAGGCTCTGCCCGCGTACCACATGCGCCCCTTTTCCTTGAACCTGTTTATTTGGCCATGGGTGCTTGGCACCCTGCCCAATAAACCGCCTGAGCTATCACGCATCAAGATGAGTGGCGGCAAATCTTTGCTAGTCATCCTCGCCGCGCCTTGGTTTATTCATCTAACATGCACCCACAACCACCCCAGCCGCCCCTAACCTTTTCCCCTTTCTCTATCTTCAAGCGTAGGGCTTTTAGGGTTAGGGGCTTAGTGGTTCCCCCTCTACGGTCTCTCAGGATAGCTACATCCTTTCCAAGAAACTGCCTCATTTCCTGTTCCTTCTCTTCATGGTAGGCATATCTGTTAGGCAATTTCTCAAGTAGCAGTGCAAATTGTGCCTGCCCTGCCTTCACACAGAACCCCCCACAATTGTTGTGTGGAAATCCCATAGCGTAAAGGCGGGGAGGTTTGATGCCTTCATCTTTTAGGTGGCCAAACACCTGTTGCTTATCCAGCAGGGGGGGATCAATAAGGGGGGATTCTACTTTCCAAGGCAGCCATGCTGCGCCCGCCCTATCGGCTCTGTGTGCCTCAGTCCAATCAATCCCAAGATAGACAATGGTTGAGCTGGCCTGGCAATGGCTCTCAATCCACTCTCTAGCTAGCTCTCTTTTGAGGATTCTGCTGCATGGGTCTATACGGGTGTTTCCAATAAAGCGCGCATCCTTAAACACTTCCCAAACATTTCTGCCATCAGCAAGGGTAATGAGTTTCCCCCCTACGTTATTTGCAGCTTCTTGTATGAAACGGTATAGGTCTTCATCCTCTGTTTTGGTGTCAGTAAACAAAAGGATGAGATTGTCTGTGCCATGTTGGGCTGCCACCCTCTTAGCAGCAGCCCAAGACCCCACCCCACCACTAAACAAAACGATGTGTTTGGTCTGTTTATTCTTAACCATCCTGCCCACCCTCACGGCTGCTCAACCATTCATCAATTGTGGTGTCACGCCACCCAATGCGCCTGGCACCGAGCTTCAAAGGTTTGGGGAAGGTGCCCGCGTCAACCATGCGGGTGATGGTGGCGCGGCTTAACCCTAGCCGCGATTCAAGGTCTGCCATGCTGAAGATGCGCCCAACTACCGTGTCACTTTTCATCGGGCCACCTTACAGCACTCAGCGCCGCAGCGCGGGCAGTCGTGCGGGTGATTCCTGATAGAAGCCCGCGCCCCTTCGGCCAGGGTGAAGCGGTGGCCACAGCCCCATTGGTGGCACACCACAATGGTTGCCTCAAGATGCTCAACGATGTATCCGAGCATAGAGCCGCGCTGCGCTCGGGGGTCAACAGAAACCGGGGTGATTAGGTCAATGCGGCGGGCGCTCATTTCAGCAACCCGAGCCGCTCCATGGGGTCACCATAGGTAAACCGCTTCATCATCGTGAGTGCTGCGCGCTTGTTCTTCCGGTTGACACTGGCCACCGCCAGCTTTAAACGGCCATGGGGTCTAGGGCATGGGGCACCCCTCGCCATTGCCAATTTACAAGCCTGCTGATAAGCGTTCAATTCAACTTCCAAACTAATGGGTTGGTTCATTTTTCCTTGGGGGTTGCAGGGGGCGCCGTTTCTTATGCTACGCTATGCAGCGTCATGCTACACCATGACACAAGCGAAGCAACCAAGGGGCGATGGCCCAAACCATTCAACCAAGAGGGTTTGACGGCAATGACTGATTACAATGATTTGAGTGCAAAGGATTTGCGCACAGAGTTGCGGCAACGTGACTTGCCCGTGTCAGGCAATAAGACCACCATGGTCAAAAGGTTGGTCACCGCTGATGCCGAGCTAGGCACCGAAGATGAAGAGTTTGACCCTGACCAACTGTTTGGTGACAACGTGCTGCGCTTTGAGGCAGCCGTTGACAAGCTCTGTGATGCTCTTGAGATATCGGGCACTGCAATGGGTACAGTCAAAGCCGCTATCATCCCCAACGCTGTGCCGGATGAGGCGCCCGTGCCTGAAGGGGTGAGAAGCGCCGCCGCTGAATTGGTGGCCGCTGCTGAGGAACAGCTAGCAGCAACCCGCGAGTCAATCCGCGAAGCCACCCGCAAGCTCTTGACCACTCAGCCCGATGGCCGGCAGCGGGCATTGCGTGTGCTCGGTGAGTATGGCGGCAGCGTGTCAGCCGTGCCCGAGAATGATTTGGGCCGGTGTCTGTCCGCGCTCACCAATGAGCTTGAGCAGATCAATGGGTGAAGGCACAACCAAAACCGAAATAACATTTGAGCACAGAGCGCGCATTGTACTTGGCGCCCGTGTCAAGGATGTGGTGACAGGGTTTGAAGGCATTGCGTGTGGCGTCTGTTTCCACATGACCGGCTGCACACGTTATTGGGTAGAAGGCCCAACCAAGGCAGACGGCAAATCGACAGAGGTTTGGGTTGATGAAGCCCGCTTGCAGACTCTAGGCACATGGGTTGACCTTGAGCACCCTGACAGCCCTGATGCTCCAAGCAACTGCGCGGCGCCCAACGTTGGGCCATCAAAGCCATGAATGAAGACGGCCTATTTCTAACCTGCCCGCATGGTGATGTTGCGGTGCTCTGTTGCCGTCAGGTTGCCGGGGCAAAGCTTCTGCTGCGCTATGGCAAAATGGCTGTGTGGCGGCTGCCAAATCAAGTGGTTGCCACTCATGATGGCTTCATGATGGAGCGTTTTGCGCTCACGGTAGAAGACACAGATAGCCTGCCCGAATTGATTACTTGGGTGATGGCTTGCGGCTCACTAAACAACCAAAAGGCTTTGACAGCACATGGCTAGCAAGCAGGGCGGAATGAAGAAGACTGACAAGCGCCCCGCGCGGGGCCGGTATTGGGCGCGCGGTGGCCCGTGTGATAAGAAGGTGCGCAACCTCATGCGCCAAATGGTTTATGGGCATGAGGAAACCGGCAGAAAGGATGAGCACAGACGGCCAATCATGCGCCGAGTAGGCAACCCCAAGCCGCGCTTTGCTTCTCGCGCTGCCGCGCTGAAGTTTTGGAACACAACGCGGCGCAGGCATCCTGCAAGATGAGCAATCAACATCTGTATGCTGTCAACCAAAAGGTTTGGACTGCGCCCACGGGCACACCCTTTCCTAGCGTTGGCGAGGAACCTGGCCCACCATGGGTGAGGTTAGATGTGCCACCGCGCAAACCTTCATTGCTCACCCGTTTGATTTGGGGGCTGTCGTGGTGCTTCCGGCTAGCGTCTCGGGGTGTCCGCGCGTTTAGGCTGCGGTGGCTTGTGTGCCAACACTGCAAGGGTGCCGGTTCCCTAATAAGGCTGAATGACAAAGGCAGCGGGTGGCACCATGCCCCCTGCCGCTACTGCTCACCACCAAAACATTTGCAAAATCAGAAGGGGCGACCATGAGTGAACACGCCAAACTTGCTGCCTCTGCCGCTAGCCGTTGGACCGCTTGCCCCGCGTCAGGGTATCTAACTGAGGATGACAGCGACAGCACCGATGCTCGCGGCTCGGTGTATGCCGCCGAAGGCACCGCCGCACATTTCTTGGTTGAGGAATGTATCAGGCGCACCCGCGATGGTGACCCGGTGCGACCCGGTGACTTCCTTGGCCGCACCATCGTGGTTGGTCTTGATGAGGAAGGGCACACGCAAAGCTTTTTTGCTGAAGACCACCACACCCAACCGCTTGAGGGTGATTGGACCTTTGAGGTGACACCTGAAATGGTTGAAGCTTCAAACGTCTTCATCCAAGCCACCGAAGATGCCTTGCTTACCCTTGACCCTGATGGCACCACATACGTTGAAGAGAAAACCTCACCGGGTCACCCTGACCTTGGCGGCACTCTTGATTGGGGCTATGTCTCGGGCAACCGCGCGGCCATCGCTGACTTGAAGTATGGGCGGGGCATCGTGGTTGACGTGTTTAGCAATCCACAGCAAATGATTTATGCGCTTGGGTTGATAGCGCGCCACCCCGAGATTGAATACATAGACACCTATATCATTCAGCCCCGAGCACCACACGCGGACGGGCCAATCAGGGTTTGCAGTTACACTGCCACTGAGCTTGTCGACTTTTATATGTGGCTGCTTGAGTGCGTTGAGGCTGCGCAAGATCCTGACGCACCACGGGTGGCCGGCGAGCATTGCCGCTTCTGCCCCGAGCTAGCAACGTGCCCCGCAACCTTTGAGCTTGCACAGGCCGCAGCCGCCATGGAGTTTGGTGAAGAAGACCAAGCCAATACCGGCTATCAACTGGCTGATGCCATGGTGCTCACCGCGATTGTGGAAACGTGGGTTAAGGCGGTGCGCAAGTCAGTGCAAACCTTGCTTATGGATGGCCGCGAAGTGCCAGGCTATAAGCTTGTAAACGGGCGCGGCTCGCGGGTGTGGACAGTGAAAGAGGCAGCCGTTATAAAGACGGCCAGGGCAGCGGGGCTGCTCAAGGCTAGCTGCTTCTCGGTGCCTAAGCTGCTGTCACCCCACGCCATAGAGACCGCCGCCGCGAAGGGTGGCAAGGTCAGTGGACCGGCAGCAAAGCTAGCCTTCAAACCTTTATGGGAGTCGGTGCCAGGCGGGCCAACTATCGCGGCTGAGGATGACCCCCGCCGCCCCTACCGCTCATCAGCAGAGGAGGATTTTACAGAGTAAGGTTTCTGCACAGTGTCGCTGTCAACAGCAAATCAGCTAGACAGCTAACCAAGAGGATAGGCGACAATGGCAAATCAAAAGTTGGTGACCCCACCGTTTCGGGTGTGCTTTCCAAACGTGTTTGAAAAGCGTTCTTTCAATGAGGGGGAACCCAAGTTTTCAGTTATGGCGGTGTTTGACCCGTCAAGCTTCGGCAAGGCTGAAACTGCTGCTTTCAAACGTTTGCAGGCAGCAGCCAATGAAGCGGCCAAAGACAAGCTCCGCAAGCCGCTGTCTGATGGTGCTGTCCGCAGCCCCTTCCGCGATGGCGCCGAGAAAGAGCACCTTGAGGGGATAGAAGCGGGCTTCATCTTCATCACGTTGAGCACCAAGCTGCGGCCCGGTGTGATTGATCGCGATATGCAGCCAATCATTGATGAAGAAGTCTTCTATCCTGGCTGCTACGCGCGAGCAACCGTCAACGCTTACGCATATGACAACGTGTCAAAGGGTGTGGCATTCGGTCTTCAGAACATCCAAAAGATTGGCGACGGTGAAAACCTCACCGGACGCACCAAGGCTGAGGATGACTTTGAAGGTGACGCACCCGAGTGGGGCGACACTTCGGCCACGGGTGATGATGACTTGCTAGCGTAGGCAACTGAAGAAGGATTAGGCGCGCGGGGTTGCGCCCACACACTCACCACCGGTTACAGGCTCGCCCCTTACGGTGGTTGGTGTAACCCACGTCACCCCGCGCGCTGATTCTTCCTCAAAGCTTTAGGGGGCGACCATGGGTGATATAGCTGACTGGCACGAAGACCAATATTATGATTGGTTGTTTGGCCCTGACAGATATGATGACTGTCATGACCTATTGTTTGAGCGCGACTTTAGGCGCAGCCCCGCTGAAGACTTCCCCGACCCACCGCCCGAGTGGCCCCCGGCTGAGCCGGCCAAATGATTCACCTTGACTTTGAGTCAAGGTCAACTGTTGACCTTGCCAAAACTAAGTGTGGTTCAAACGCTTACGCGCGGCACCCTTCAACTCAAGTGCTCTGCGCCGCCTATGCCGTTGATGACGGCTTGGTTGATGTTTGGCACCGGGGGCACCCGCTTATTGGTATGCCACCCACGGTGGCGCCTGAAGAGTTTATAGAGGCTGTCATTGATGGCCATGAGGTTGAGGCGCACAACGCAAACTTTGAGCGTGCCATTGTGCGCCACACCTGGCCCCGTGGTCATGGTAAATGGGCAGAGGAAATGGCCAGGCTGTTAGAAGACCCTGCCCGGTGGGTGTGCTCCGCAGCGAAGGCGGCAAGCTTCGCGCTGCCTCGGTCTCTAGATGGCGCCGCCGCAGCCCTGCGGCTTGACGTGCGCAAAGACCCCAATGGCAAGGCTTTGATTCATCTGCTGTGCAAGCCACAGAAAGAAGGCGGTTGGTTTGAAGACCCCCGCAAGCTTCAAGAGCTTTGGCACTACTGCGGTCAAGACGTTGTGACCGAGCGCGCCATATCAAATGCCTTGCGCCCACTTCACCCGCTTGAGCAAGAGCTTTGGCAGGCTGATTGCCGGATGAATGAAAGGGGCTTCACCCTTGACACCGGGTTTGCTGAGCGTGCCCTTGCCTTGGTTGCTGAGGAGCGCATCAAACTAAATGGTGAAATGTTTGAGCTTACAGACGGTGACGTTGAGAAAGGCACGCAACGCGCCCGCCTCATGAATTGGGCAGAGCATGAGCAAGGGGTTGAGCTACCCAACACGCAGGCTGACACAGTGACCGAGCTTCTAGAAGGCGGCACGCTGCCAAAGGATTTGGCCAAAGCGTTGGAAATTCTAAGGGTGGTCAACATGACAAGCGTTGCCAAGTTCAAGGCCGCGCTAGCCGGTGTCTGTGATGATGGCCGCGTGCGTGACACTCAGCTTTTCCATGGCGCCAACACTGGCCGTTGGTCTGGTAAAGGTATGCAGCCCCACAACCTGCCGCGCGGGGTCTCGCCTGACGGTTGCACCGAAGTGGCCGCAGACTCAGGCTTTGACCTTGAATGCTTTGAAGCGTTGCACGGCTCCCCAACAAAGAAGCTGTCAGCGGCGGTGCGTGGTCTCATTGTGGCGGCACCCGGTAAGCATTTGTTTGTTGGTGATTACAGCGCCATTGAAGCGCGGGTGCTCTGCTGGCTAGCCGGTGAGCAAGAGGCACTGAATTTGTTTACCAGTGGGGGTGACGTATATGTTGATATGGCATCCTCAATTTATAACTGCCCCCCTGAAGAGGTTGACTCAGACAAAAGGTTTGTTGGCAAACAGGCTGTGTTAGGTCTTGGCTATGGCATGGGCATGGTGAAGTTCAAAGCCAACATGAAAACCTTTGGCGTTGATATGCCGCTTGAATTTTACCGCATGATTGTTGGCATTTATCGCCAAGAGAAATATGCCAACGTGGCAAAGTTTTGGTACAAGATAGAGCAGGCCGTTGAAGCGGCGGTCAGTCAAAAGGTTGGGTGGCCTGATGCCATCAAGGTTGGCCCGCTCAAGTTCTTCATGCGTGGCCGCTTTCTTCATGTGATGTTGCCGAGCCACAGACTGCTTGCTTACGCTGAGCCACAGCTTGCCTTGCGTTCACTTTGGTTCTTCCCCGCTGTCACCCCTGAGGGTGATGAAGTGACCATCATGGCGCGCACCAATCGCGGCGCCCCGCCGCCCCGAGCCAAAGCATTAGAGCAAGCCAAGGCAAATGGTTGGGGGATAGACACCGATGATGAGCCGAGCGAAAAGCACACCCATGAATTTACATACATGACCGCACGCGGTAAAGGTTTATGGTTTCGTGAAAGCAGCTACGGGGGCAAGCTCACTGAGAATGTCACACAGGCGGTGGCCCGTGACATCATGGCGGCTGCCATCGTGCGCGCCGACGCTGACCCAATCTTCAATCAAGTCTTGCTGACCGTTCATGATGAATTGGTTTGCGAGGCTGACCCAAGTGAAAGCCTTGAAAGATTTGAGGCTATTGTTGCCACCGCCCCCGCGTGGGCAGAAGGTCTGCCGGTTGATGTGGAAGCGTGGCAAGGTCCGCGCTATGGCAAAGCATGAATAAATGTTTGGTTTTGAAAACTGATGAATAAATGTTCACTTTTCAAAAGCGGTGAATAAATGTTCACTTTTCAAAAGGGGGGAATAAATGTTTGGTTTTGAAAACTGATGAATAAATGTTCACTTTTCAAAACCGATGAATAAATGTTCACTTTTCAAAAGCGGTGAATAAATGTTCACTTTTCAAAAGCGGTGAATAAATGTTCACTTTTCAAAAGGAGCGCACAAATGGTTAGCACCAGCCACCAATTAGCGTCAGACATTTTGGCGTCACAGTCAAAAGCTTTGGAAGCCTTGACGAATATGTATGAATTGGCCGTGCAAATGCCTGACAACAAAGCTGCGGCAATCAACTTTGATACAGCCGTGGTTCTAGGCAAGCAAGCTGAGAGAGTCATTGCGGCGGCTGAGCACCTTGACCGCATACAAAACAGGGGCGGTGTGGGGGCATGAAGGCATACCAACTATTGTGGTGGCTCAAACTGTTTAGGTGGGTGTGGCGATGAGCCTGCCGGCATTGTGGGGGCATCAAGAGCGCGAGCTAGCAAAGCATTACGATGACCCCGCACGCGGGCTGTTGTGGTCAATGCGCAGCGGTAAAAGCCGAACCATAATAGAGACCGCCTCACGGCTTTATAAAGAAGGCAGAATCACGGGCCTGCTAATCACCGCCCCCAATGGAGTACACGCGCAGTGGGTAACCCGGCAAATACCCGAGTGGGCAACCTGTAACATTGGGGCGGTGCTCGCCTGGCGCTCAAAGGATACCAAGCCAAAGCATGTTGAAGGGTTCTTGCTTGGCAACGGCGGTGGTCTAAAGGTGCTCACCCTCAACGTTGAAGCGCTCCAACTGAAGCGCGTTCAAAGCATGGTGCGTGAGTTTCTAAAGCAACACGGTGGCGGCTCAAAGCTTATGGTGGTCTTTGATGAAAGCCACGACTTCAGAAGGCCAGGCGCCCGCCGCACGCGCCTAGCTCGGGGGCTTGCCAAACGTTGTGCCTTCCGCCGAATACTCACAGGCACCGCCGCACTCAATTCTCCATTGCATCTGTTTTCACAGTTTGAATTGCTGATGCCGTGCGCGCTCGGGCATCGCACCTTCACAAGCTTTAAAGCGCATCATGCGGACTATGCACAGCAGACACTTGCCAACGGGCGCACCTTCCCCAAGCTCACCGGATACCGCAACCTTGAAGAGTTGCGCAATTGGGTTGGCCTGTGGGCATCGGTCGTGCCCCGGTCTCAAGCTGACGTGCCTGACGTGCTGAAGACTGAAAGGTTGGTGACGCTAAGCCAGCCACAGAAAAGGGCCTATGAAGATTTAAAACGCGATATGTTGAGTGTGTTGGATGAAGGCGGCACCGCCCATGACATTGAGCCACACATCATGAAGGGGCAGCAAATCTTTGGCGGGTTTATCCACACGGGCGAGGGGGTCATTCACAGCATTGATGACAGCCCGCCAAGGCTCGCGGCTCTAGTTGAGGAAGTGCAAGGCTCTGAAGGCAAAGTGATTGTTTGGTGCCGCTTTCGCGAAGACATCCGCCGCTGCGTTGAGGCGCTTACAAATGCCGGTGTGATGGTGGTTGAATACCATGGCGGTGTAAACACTGCCGGCAGAGACCATGCCATTAACACCTTTCAAAACTTTGATGGCCCGGTCTGCTTCGTGGGTCAGCCACAGTCAGCCGGCCAAGGTCTTGACCTTTCAGCGGGGTCAACAATCATTTGGTATAGCCATGTTCATGACGCCATTGTGCGCGAGCAAGCAACGGCGCGAGCCTCAGTCAAAGGCGGTGAAGCTGTGGTGCTGGTTGACATCATCGCTGAGGGCACATTTGATGACCGCCGAATGCTCAACGAATTGATGAAGAAAGCCAACCTTTCAGATGAGTTAGCCGGCGAAGGGCTGGCCGCGCTCTTGTCCATGGAGTAAACAACTTATGCAGGTTGACCCTGAATGGTTTGCTTTGACCCACTGCAACATTTATAGTGACCCCTCACCCGCCAGCCGCACAGACAATAGGAGTCAAAGCAATGGCAACCGAGACCACGAAGAAGAAGGCCACCAAGAAAGTGGCGAAGAAGGCCACCAAGAAAGTGGCGAAGAAGGCCGCGCCCAAGCGCAAGCCCGTGACCAAGCGCAAGGCCCCCGCGCCCCGCAAGGCCGCGAAGAAGGCCACGAAGAAGGCCCCGCCGCGCAAGGCCACCAAGCCGGCACTGAAGAAGAAGGCTGCGCCGAAGAAGGCAACCGGCCCAAGCATTGAAAGCATCGCTTTCAAGGCACTGCGCGCCAACGCCACCAACAGCGAAGCTTTGGCGGCAGTCAAGGCGGCTCACCCTGATGCCGTCACGACCATGGCCAACGTTGCTTGGTATCGGAACAAGCTGCGCAAGACCAACAGCCGCGTGCCGAGTGGCCATCAGGTCAACGCGCGCCGCAAGGTTGCCGCTGCCAAGGCCGCGAAGTAGACACCCAACCGGGGGCGGTGGGGTGTTTACTAACCGAGCGCGGGCGGTGGCTCTTACAGGGGGCACCGCCCGCGATTCATTCACAGGGAGAAAGAAGGTTTGAGAATCAAGACAAGAGAAGCGGCATTGTGGCGGTGGTTGCGCGGCGCGCGTAAACTCGGCTATTGGGTTGAGCGTGTTGAGAACATGCTTGCCAAATCTATGCCTGACGTTGAGGCATCCACAGGGGCAGGCGGGTTTTGGGTTGAGTTGAAGACAGCCGCCAAGCCGGTGCGTGAAGTCACCCCGGTGAGCGTGACGTTTCAAAGGGGTCAGGCCAAATGGTTGCGGCGCCGTTGGTACGTTGATCGCTGCGCCTGGCTTCTGCTTCAAGTTGGCACCGCCCGCTATATGATCCCCGGCAGGGAAGCTGTGACAATTGAAAAGGGTGTGACCGAGCTAGAGCTAGCGGCACACGCAGTTGCCCCGAGTGATGCGACACCCGCTCAAATGTTGGAAGCCGTGTCAAATTACATTTGGTGCGGGGGCATGGATGACACTAACTAGGGCACAGTGGAAGCGCGAGCAACACAAGAGCCGGCCACTAAACCTTTGGTGGTTCCTCTTGGTGTTTGCCATAGTGTTTGGCGTGGTTGCTGTGGTCATGCGATATGCTGAGCAGATTGACGGCCTGCTAGGGTGACCAAACAAAAGGGGCGAGTGATGAAGCTAAAAATTGGTGATGTGGCAAAGAAAGCTTTGGCTGAAGGGGCGACCGATGAGCAAGCGCTAGCCGCTGTGCTTGAGGCATTCCCCAAAGCCAAAACCGGTGTCAACTCAATCAAAACTTACCGCAGCCAGTTGCGGCGCGATGTCAAAGAGGGGAAGCGCGAAGCGGGCAAGGAAGGCCCACCCGAAAGGCACCGGGTTAGCCTTGGCCCCACACTCCCCGGCCAGCCGTGCCGCCGACGCAGGCAGGGCAAAAGGGAAATGACCCCCGAGCTTGCCGAGCAGCTTCGTGAGGCTGCCGACCGCAAACGGCAAGAGCGCTTTGCCAAACAGTTGGAAGATCAACGCGAGCGCGAGCGCAAGCGCGGCCCCAAGATTGACCGGGCTTCGCTGTTTTTCAATGCGGCAAAGGTTTGGAAGAATCGCACCGGCTTTTGGCCGGCGCCTTCTGACCTAATCGCGGCAGGCACGGTGCCCCCCACCTTCAACAATCTAGGGCCACCCCCGCCAAGTGAGTATGAGCCTCGCGGTGTCCAGTTTTAAACCTTATGGGTCAGAAGCGGCCACGGCTCAGGCACCGTGGCCGCTCTGTGTTTTGAAAGGTTTGGCTTGTTTGCTATGCTTGGGTTTCACCCACAGGTAAGCAGGAGCAAGGCAAATGAGTGACGCCAAAGCAATCAAGATGCTTGAAGCTGATGCGGCAGACTATGACCGCGCAGCCGAAACCGCCAAGGCGGCTGGCCACACCGAGCTTGCAGAAAGTTTGGCAGCGTCAGCAGCAGACCGCCGCACAGAAGCCACTTACCTGAGCTAACCAAATGAATGACCTTCAGCTAATGGGAAGCGTTGACAAACGCGGCCAGTTTGTTGGCCCGGTTGCCAGCCTTGGCAGTGTCATTGAAGCCATGGTGCGTGGCTTGACTGAGCAAAGCTTTGACTGCCCCGAGTACACCAGCACAAAGGTTTTCACTTCCAAGCGCGTCACTGACACCACTGAAGAGGCAAACTAATGAAGCGCGGGCGCGTAACTGTGGCGGCTATTTGGGTGGCTTGCCCCCACTGTGACGAAGACGTTTCAAATCCCACAGACGGCAGTTTCCTTTGGACCCTTGACCAAGTAGAAACAAAGCCAACTGTTGAATGTGATTGCTGCGGCAAGGCCATAACTGTTTACATTCCAAAGAAGGTGAACCGATGAGCTATGACATAAACCGGCTTGGCCCAACAGCCAAAAAGCTTTATGGGCAGGGGCTTGTGTGGTTGGACAATATTTCTATATCGCCCGTGTTGGTTGGTACAGCTTCAGACGGGGTGCGTGTGCTGTTGGGTGCTGTCCATGATGCCCCGGCCACTGCGCTGACTGAAGAGTATTTGAAAGACCACCCCACCCCTGACACTTGGTAGCGGGGTTAAGCAGGCTGAGGCTCAGCGGGTTTATAAGCTGTTGCCGGGGTGCCTTTGACGGTTGCCCCGGCACAGCCGTTTATACGCGATCGAAGCAAGCTCAGTGAGCACCCACCACCCGAGCGCAGACCAAGCCAGGCCCGTCACCAATTCCATACGATGACCCCAAACCTTTTGACGTTGACGGCAATTGGCAGCGCCCACACCATGAAGGTTTCAAACCATGTAAGCGCGCTGCCCTTGGCTTCTTCAATCAAGTGCTCAACACCTTTGAAGGCCACCCAATAGCCAACACCCTTGGCCATTTCATCAAGCACTTTCTCTTCAGCTTCAAGGCCACCCGGCTCAACAGCTATGCTCGCGGCATAGGTGCCAAGGTAAAGATGGTGAGGCAATTGTTTGGGCTTGATGTTGAAGCCGGCTGACGCGCAGCCGCCGACCAACAGCAGCGCTAAGAATAAGACCGCGTGCGTGAGAAATGGTTTATTGCGAGTCGCCAATACCATGTGAGTGCTCCCCCGATTCTGACGCCACGGTAGGCAATGCGGCGCCTGTAAGATGACACACCGGCCACACGAAGAAGACGCGCATACAATCTGTCAGCGCCATGCCGTGACCAAATGTTTGACACGATGCAAACCCATTCATCATTAAAGCTGAGGGTTTGAAAGCTGTTAGCTGGTAGCTTCCCACAGTGCCGGTAAATGAAATCATGAACCAAACCGGCTGCCCTGTTCAAGCCATCGGGTGTGATGCCGGCAAGGGTCCAAATGATGCGAGGCACTGAGTTGCCGTCATACCTAAAGCCAGCCGGCACCGTTATGCGGTAGTGACTGCCGTTGTGCTCCCACTGGTAGCAGTAGTCTTCTTCAAGCCTGTAAAGGCCGCGCGCTATCGGTGAAATGTTTGGCTGTTTGAAGGTCATTGGTTTGGTTCCTCAAAGGCGGCAGCCCGCGAAGGCTGCCGCCCAAAGTTTGAGCCGTCCCCTTAGCTCAAAGCTTCTTCTGCAACATCAGCGTCTTGGCCCGCCGCGATGTCATCAAGGTTGTCATTGAAGACAGCAGCGCCCGCGCCAACCAAGAGATTGCCAAGACGAATGGTGCCCTGCGCACGCGCAGCAATGAGGGTTCTGACAAGCCGCTTGATGTCGGGCGCCAGGGCCACCACTTCAAAGATGTCTTCTTCAGCTTGGAAGCCATCGCCAAAGGTATCAACCCCCTTCTCATAGATGTTGTCAATTGACTCTGCCACTGCTAGCTGCGGCTCGGTGAGCCTTGCCCGCTCGCGGTCAAATCCGTTGCCCATGCTTTTCTTCCTTCCCCACTCTAGGTGAGGTTGTTTGCGGTCTCAGTCAACCGCTCTTGTATCCGCCCGAATGGCGGCACGCTTGCCGACGCAAAGCCGGGGCGCTGCAAAGCCGGGTTGCGTGCGCTTGATATATCAAACGCAGACCAACCCGGTGTGAAGAGATAGAGCACACCCCGCCGCCCTTGAGCGTGGGCAGTCACCAAAACTTCACTGAAGTAATCTGCTTCAGCTTCAATGGCTGCCTCTTGTGTGGGCGCACCATCGCCCCACCCTGACAGACCGGCAAAGCGAAGCCGCAGTGAAGGCCGGCGCTGCACCTTATAGCGCCGGTCAGACTTGCCCCAATTGTCTAGCACCGCCCAAGCATCAAGCGCTGAGCCGTCAACACCTGGCGCCGGCACCGGGTCACCGGGGTTGAAATGAATTTCATCTATGCCCGCACGCAGCACACCGGGGGTGACGGCTTGCACCGCTGCTGTAAATTGGTTTGGTGGCCTATCAAGTGGCCCACCGTGGGGCTCTGTGCCGTCAACAAAGATTGCCTCAGGGTAACGGTTCACAACCTCAACCCAAAAATCTAGCCAGGCAGCGCCAACGCGCGAGTTGTGACCACTAAACCATGTGGTGAACCATTCAACCCACTTGGTTTGAGCACCACCAATCTTCACAGCTTTGATGAATGGCTCTTGCCCTATGCGTTCTAGGGCATACTGGCGCCGGCTATCAGGAAACATGGGGCCATAGATTACAGGGGTGGTGCCATTGGCCAGGCACTCAGCGTAAATGTAATCAAGCACCTTGAAGGCCCAACTTTTGCGCCGCCTAAAATCGTTCTTCTTCCAAAGGTTTGGGTTTTTCCGCACAGCTTTGGGCTGCACAGGCGGAAGCTCTAGCGCTGAGAATGGCGCAAGGTTATAACCCAAAGCCGTTGGGTTGCGGCTGAGCACATCGGCAAGCAAACCTTTCAGGAATTTGAAACGGTAGGCTGTCAACTCCTGAATATATGGGCCTTGAAGAATCATCGGGTTGGCATCCCTGTTTGGTTCCGGCGAATCTCTGCCAGTTGATTCAATATTGTTTGGTAACGCTCTGCTTCAACTGAGAAATGGTCATCAAGTCTTTGCCCGAGCGCGCCAACCGCTGCTTTGTTCAAAGACGTTTGACGTTGGTTTAATGTCACTGTTTCTTCAATCCGCGATTCACCCCACACGCGGCCCACTAACAGCATAAGCGCAGCAATCATGACGGTCATGAAAAGCTTTGGCCAGTCAAACGTCTGTGGTTTAAAGTGCTCTGTAACTTTGCTCAAACCCCCGCCCCTTTATGCTGTGAAAGTGAATGTATCACCGGGATAAACCCCGGCAGTGTCAAACGTTGCTTTCTGCAAACCCGCTGCGTCAGTGACGATGACTTCAGCCCACCCCACGAAGGGCACAACCTCTGAAGCGCCGCCCGCCATGGACGCATCTATTGTGGCTGTTCCGCTTGACTCGGTTGCTTCGGCTACCACAGAGCCGCCAGAATCTTTGACCTTGGCTTTATAGCCAGCCGGCAGGCCATCAACAATAATGTCTTTGGTGCGCATCATCATGAAGTTGTCCCACTCACATGATGTGCTAATGCCGGTTCCTGAATTAACGCCACTCTCCCCTGTGGCAAGCACGTTGCCATCAGTAGCGCTGACAGTTTGAATAACACCACCCGTGCGCTTCTGCACCCAACCATCTTGAACATTATCGGCAAGATAAAGTTGCGCGTCCCATTCATCATTTGTGCTGATGGCCAACGCACTAGAAGCAACAAAGGTGAAGCCTGAACCGTTCCAACGGAAAATCCGCAAAAGGTTTTGAAAGTCAGAAATTTGCATCATGTAGCCGCCAGTGGCATCAACCCACTTACCTATGATGGCAGCCGGCACGCTGACATCACCCGAGCGCACAAAGCTTTGAACAAACATTGTATCTAGCAAGCCAGAGTTTAGGGTTGCTGTTATGTCTGTGCCCGTTGGGGTGCCCTTCAATTCATTTGAAGAAATGACGGGGGGCACACCCCGGTGCGTTGTCCACTTAGGCCCGTGCGCGCCATCGGCCCGGTTGAAGTCATCAGAATCAAACAAGCCTTGAACGTTGCGCGCTATGCTGCCGGTTGAAGCCACACCCTCAACATACTCAAGCCAAACGTCACCAACCTCAATGTCACCCACAGCATTGCTAGCTACGGCAGTGTCCCTAGAAAGCAAGAGCACAAGCTTGTCACCGAGCGCGGCGCTGTCAAAGTTGACTAAGCTGATTGCAAATGTTCCTTGGTTAGCAATGGTGCCCGGCACTGTGATTGAAACATCGTTGCCCGCGTCATAACTATCAGCGGCGGTGGGGTCACCATCCCCTGTGGCCATAATGGCGGCGGTGATTCCAAACTCCCCGGTTGCCGCAGCCGCGCGAAACACCCCTTTTAGCATGGGGCTGCCATCATAGTTTGATGGCAATACCAAACTCCATGAAGCAAACTCTTCTATGGCGTCATCAAAGGCCAGCACCCGTGGCCAACCCGCTGCGCTTGTGAGGAAGGCGGGCACGTTTGCTTCAAGCAATTCAGCGTTGCCAATCAAAAGCGGGATGGTCAATATTGGCGCGGCGGGGGTGGGCACAACCTCAGCGGTTTCAAAGATTGGCTCCCACGTAGAGGCGGCGCCAACAATCCCTAGCGTCTCATCCTCTGCGCTAAGGGTGCGCGTCAGGTCACCGCCAATTTTTTCTATGCCATCACCGTCAACAGTCACCGCGTTGCTTCCATCACCAACATTCTTGATGATGGCCAAACGTTCAACGTTGCTGGCCACAGGCGGCAGGTTTATTGTGATGGCGCCTAATGTGGCATCAGCCAAAACAACGGTGACCCCTAGCGGCAAATCATATGGTGAGTCTGTGTCATCAATAGCCGCTTGCGTAAGGTTTAAATCACATTCCCATACTGTGCCGGTTTCCTCTGTTGTGCGGGTGCGCAGGTAGCTACCATCTAAGGTTGATGTAAGAAGACGCGCCAACGCTCCTGGCCCCGAGCCAACCAGCAAGTCACCCTTTCTGAAGGTCTCGCCATCAATGCCCGTGCCGCCAAATGATGTGCGCAGCGGCTTTTCAATTTCATAGGGCACGATGGCGTCAAAGCTTGGTTGGCCATAAGTGACTTGGTGCTCTGCGGTGACACCATCGTGCTTCATGACAGCGCGGTTGCCAATGAAGCTATGTATTGGCCCCCGGTTGCTAGAGGTATCATTTGGGTAAGCAAACGTTTCAACAAACGTGACACCCGCCACAGGATCAATTGAGAAAACGTGTGCCTTTTGCGTGTTGGGTGTTGTGCTTGCAGGCCGCTCCTGAAAAACAACCGCGCTGTCTTTGAAGAAGCAACACGCAACACCTTCCATTTTGGAAGTTGACAGCGCAAGGGTTGTCTCAGTGTCCAAAGTTATGGTGCCGCCTGACACATCAATCAAAGCAAATTGAACGTTTGAAGCATCAGAGCGCGACACCATGAACAAGCGCGCGTCATCTTCATCAATGTCTAAGCTTTGATAATCACCAGTAATAACAAGGGTGGTGTCAACCACGGGCGCGGTGGGGTCACTGATGTCAATTGATTTGATGGCAAGCGCGCCACTGCCTGTGGCATACAGGAACAAACCATCTGAGGAAGGCACACACGATTCAATCGAAGTCAGCCCGGTTGCAAACTCATTGTCTAGAAATGGTGCGCTCGGGTCACTTACATCAAAGACAAATATTGAGCCGCTACCGCTTGAAGCTTCCGGCCAATAAACATAGTCACCAACCCAACAGCCCTCAGTGGGGGTGTTGGCATCCGCCATGCCAGCAAAGGTGGTGCTGCCTATTGAGCCGTCAACCAAACTTACAACAATGAAATGCGGGGCTGCGCCGTCACGCTCCATGAGACAAGCTTTGGTATTGTCAGGGCTGACAATGATTGACCGCCTAAAGCTTGATGCGTTCTTCTCATCCCATGTAAAAATTTTTGTTGGGCTAGCGGCTGATTTGTTATTAGCGTCAATCGGATAAAGCTCTAGGTGGGATTTACGCGGGATGGCCACAGGCCCGCGCCCCGCCGACACTATAAAGCCCCCCTGCCCCGCTGCTTCATGGGTGATGGCAAGCGCAACACTGCTGACACCACCCGTCAGTGAAGAAGAAACAGCGCCTTGAAACCATTCACCTGGCCCCTCAACAGGATCATGAATCAAAACACCGGGGGTGGGCAGCACACGCACCAAGCCCGGTGTGGCTTCAACCTGCATAGGTATAGTTTTGGGTGGCAGCTTGCGCCTATATTCGCTTTGCCAAGATCCATCAATGAAACCATCAACCGCTGTGATGGTGTGCCAAAACTCTCTTGACCCCGGTGAGGCTACAGTTTGAATGCTAATAATGAAGTAAGTGACTTCATCAATGCCAAGGTTGGGCAGGTTGACTGTGACTTGCTGGCCGATATCAAAACCTGAAATGCGGGTCAGGGCTGTAAACCTTTGGCGAATCTGCTTGCGCTGCAAAAGTATGCCTTCAGCTTTAACCTCTGCTTGGCCCGCTGACACAATCTCTGAGTCTTCTATGGCGTCATGATAGATGCCCGAGCCGCCTTCAATGGCGGCACGCGCCGCAATCTCTGTGGTGTCACGGGCGGTGAAAAGTATGGGCAATTCAGGGTTGCCACCAACCACTGTGATGGTGTTGGCATAGCCGGTGCGGTCAGGCGCAACCGTGGGCGCGGGGTTGTTAAGCTCAATGTTTGTGGCGTTGAGTGTTGCCGGTGCGGGGGTGGCATCCTGAAGGTTGATGGTCAGAACCTTTGCCGGTGTTATATACCAACTGCGCCCGTCACCCTCTAAAGAGCAGAGGGTGTCTAGCGCTTCAGCTACGGTCTCACCGTTGAAGGTAATTGTTTGCACAGAGCCGGCAAGCACAGACAGTGTAATGCCTTCACTGTCTAGAAAGTTTGTGTTGATGTCAGAAACAATGTCTTCAAAGGTTGTGGCTGTATAGGTGCGCCAAATCCTACGCTTGTTTAAACGTTGCTCCCATGAGGCAACATCAACTTGGTAGAAGGTCAGTTGCTTTGAAGAGTCAGGCCCGCGAAAGTTGCGCGGCCTGCCGTTGACAATGCCGCCATAACGGTCAACACCATCCTCTTTAATCAAAACTTCCATGCCGTCAGTTGGCACGAAACCGTCAGGGGTGTCAGCTAGAACAAACCGGGCCTGGCCCTGGCCGTTGATATCACGGCCAAATGAAATGCGGTTGTCACGGTCAACCAACTTTGAATGGTCAACACCATCAACAAACACAGTCAGGTCAGGCATTAGTTTAGCCCCAACCTATCAAGCACAGCCGGTGTCAGCTTCACAACCTTGCGAGTGATGGTCTCACCATCTAGCTCAAGATTTATATTGACTGCGCCGCCACCCCTCAAACCGCGTGCCGGCCTGGCTATGATTGACTGCGCCGTTACATTGTCAAGCTCACCACCCGCGCGCCGCCGTCGCCCGCTAACAGATACTTTTGACTCCATGCGTTTGGCGGCGCGCTCCTGAGCGCGTGCAATGCGGATTGCTTCGCGCTCGGCTGACAGCCCCAAAGCTTTAACGCGCTCCTCAATTCGCGCGGTTGTTCTATCCTGCCCCGCACCATCACCACCACCGCCCCCGCCATCAGCAATCTTCTTTAAGATTTGCTCAATGTCAGTGCCTTCACGTTTCCAAACTTCGCCGGTTGTCATGGCGGCGCCAACTTGGTTAGCCTCAAGCTGTGCGGCTGCAAGTGAGCCAAACTTCTCAATGTCAAGAATTGAGGAACCACCAACAGTGTCTTGCCGCGTGTCATCCCACGCAGCAGCAGAGGCACGCGCCGAAGCTACCCACGCAGCCCCCGACGCACCCGCCGCCCTGACTGAAAGCCGCAGCATTTCATTCTGAGCTTTGGTAGTGTCACGCACCATGGTGGTCATGGCGCCGCCAAGGGTGGTTGACATTTCAACAAACTTTTTCTTTGACTTATCGCTTGTGTTGCTAAACCTTTCTTCCATGCGAATGGCGGCGCGTTCCTGTGCGCGCTGAATGCGGATTGCTTCGCGCTCGGCTGACAGCCCCATTGCTTTGACGCGGGTTTCAATTCGGCCTGATGCCTTACCCATTGCCGTGGCCATTCTGTCTGCGGTGGTTGTGGTGGTTGCCGCCGCTGCGGTGGCCATTTCCTCAGTATTATTAAGTATGTTTTGGAAGGCTTCAGAAACCGAAATGCCAAGCCGGATAGAATCGTTTATAGCTTTGTTGCGAAGCTCAGTCAGTGTCAGGCCGGTTGCTTCCATCGCGGCTGAAACATCAGTCATCATTGGCCCAATCTCAGCGATGAGCGCGGCCACTGCTTCTGGCCCTTCTGCTTCCGCCGCCCACAGGCGCTCAGAGAAAGCCAAAGCTTCTGCTTCAGTCCGGCCAAAGGCTAAGAAGGTGTCACGCAGACCAATAACAGATTGCTTCCAAGCATCGGTGCCAGCTTCGGCGCGCTGTTGGTCATCCAACATGCCAGTCAGTTGGGTTCTGAAAGCTGCGGCTGCATCCCTGCCGGCTAGCTCTGCTTCAGAGGGACCGCCAAAGATACTGCTTAGCGCGCTGCTAACGGCACCAAACAACATGCCGGCAATCTTTGTTGCAAAGTTGCCAACGATTGAACCGAGTGGGCCACCAAGGGCAGACCCGATAATGCCGCCGATGCTGCCCGCACCACCACCAAACACTTGCTGAGCAAGTGACGCGATGGTGCCACCTTCACCAAAGATGCTGCCAAACAAATCACCGATGCCCGGCAAGCCTTGAAGCAGCCCACCTATAAAGCCCATGGCCCCGCTGAGCAAATCATCAAACAGCGGAATGCCGGTTTTCATTTCACCAAACAAATCTTCAAAGGCGGTGGTGACCTTTGGTATTTCATCAGGCGCAGAGGTAACAAAATCAGTTGTGGCAAAACCTAAATCAGTCATGGCGCCAGTGCTATCAACCAATGAGGCTGACCAACCGTCTTGCCATTCCTGTATCCGCGTGGCTTCAAGCTGCTCTAGCGCCAACTTATAGCGCCCGAGTGATGCCAATGTTTTGCTGTCTATCTCTTGGCCTTGCTCCTGAAGTTTGAGCGTAATGGCTGCAAGCTCGGCTTGCACAGCGGGGCTGAGCAAATCAAGTTCTAAATATTTGGCCGTTATGTCTGCAACCTTTTGGGCCATCTGCTCAGTTGGCACAAGCCCACTTTCAAAAGCTTTGGTCAGGTTGTCAACCTCAGCAGTGGCATTCTTCGCGGTGACAAACCCGAGCTTATCAACTAGCGCCTCAAGGTCAGCAAGCTTCTTCTCTGCTTCACCGGCCTTCACCCCCATGGTTTCTATTGCCGGAGTAAGCACTTGCTCAGCAGCCAAAGCAGCGGCGCGCTCGGCGGCTTCCATTTCACCAAGCTTGGCGCGCAGCGCGTCACCTTCAGTGGTGCCCTCTTCAAACTTTCCTTTGAGGGTTTCTAGAATGTCCGCGTAATTGTTGCCCGCTGCCACACCCTTTGAAATTTCCTGAGTGATGGCGGGGAAGGCTTCGCGGAACGTGTCGGCCAAATCATTGACGGCAGGCACATTGTCAGTTAGTGACCCGCGAATATCCGCCAAACTCTCTGTGGTGCCAGCAATCCAATTTTCAAGCATCCCACCTTCTTTGGTAATGAAAGAAGACAGAGCAAGAGCCACAGCGCCAATGGCAAGCACAATGCCAACAGGCCCGGTGAGGATTGGAATTAGTTTACTGAAGCCACCCGCCATAGCCGGCAGGCCCGTTGGCCCTGAAGCCAGCTTGATAACATTTATAAGGGCACCTGCCCCCGATGTCAGGCGCCCAAAGATTGAAAGCAATGGCCCCACAGCCGCAACCAAGAGCGCGGTTTTGACAATCATTTGCTGAGTGGCGGGTGATAATTCCCTAAACCAATTGATCCACTCGCGCGCCTTTTGAAGCATCGGGGTGATGATTGGAAGAAGAGTTACCCCAATCTCTTCACCAAGCTGCTTCACATCGCGAAACAGAAAGCGGGTTGCTGCCGAGGCGCCATCCATTTCACGCGCGGCGGCGCCCATGGCGTCAGTGCTTTGCTGTTGAATCTGTATGAGCACAGCCTGAGCGCGCGTCACATCGGTCAGCTTCTCACCTTGCAGAATCAAACCATTGGCCAGGGCCACAGCCTCAAGCGCTGCAACGCGAGTGTCCACACCATATTTAAACAGCGGTTCACTTGAGCCAATCAAGCCTGACTTGATGTCTGCCAAAACATCAGCCGGGGAAGCATCGTTGAAGGCCGCAATGTCGCCCGCCAATTCAAGAAACGTGGTTGACATTGCCGCGCCCACTTCGCGGCTCAGCCCCATGGGCACAAGCAAATCTTGAGTGCCCGCCGCCAAGGTGAGCAATTCCCCGGTTGTCAGGGGGATGGTTTTCTCAAGCTCTTTGAGACTGGCGCGCACGCTGTCAGCAGACGCGCCCATGACAATCTCAAATTTGTTTGAGGATTCCTCTGCGTCTGCTGCCAGCTTAAACGCAGCAGCCCCCACCGCAAGAATGGGCAGGGTAACGCGGGTACTGAGCTTGTCACCAAAACCAGACATAGATTGGCCGACGCGCTTAAACGTATCGCCTAAGCCGCTAACCTTCCGCTCAGCGCCATCAACTGTGGCGTTGAGTTTTGAATCATCTGCTGTCAGGTCTAGTACAGCAGAGCCAAGACTTTCACTCATTGGCTTGCGCGGTCTCGGTCTTGCTCACCACTTCAACCCCTATGCCGAAAGCGGCTAACTCTAGCGTGGCCGCTTCCATGCTTTGCGGTTCTGTCACTGCTGCTGCTTCTGGCTCGGGTTTAGAAGCCGCCCCCCTGCGCTTGCCACTAGCTTGCCTTTGTAAATCGCGCATGTGGTTCTTTGCCCCGCCCTTCATGGTCATTGAACCCGCCGCAATCGCATCAGTAAAGCTAGCCAACCGCTCTTGTGCTTCTAATACATTTGCCAGGTCAGCCCATTCAATGACCACACCCATTGGCATATCGCGCCAGTCAAGCCCATTGCCAAGAGCGCCATAAAACCTTTGGCAATGCGCGCAAAGCTCTAGCCACCCTTGGTGGTGTCGGCTTCGCTCAGCTTGGCTTGACTGTTGAAAAAATCATAGACCCTTAGATACCTCCCCGGTGTCAAAGCTTTGGCGGCTGAAGCACTAAGGTCAATCAAGATGAGGTTGGCGCCTTCAAGTATCAAGGCTTGAAGTTCTTCAAGCACCCCTTCTTCACCCGCCGAGCCAGCGCGCTCGGTCAACTCTTTACCAATTTGCACTTGGCGCGCAAACTCTTCAAAGGTCAACTCTTCAGGGGTGCGAAGCTCAAAATATTTGGTGACCTTGCCGTGAGGTAATTTGACCATGGGCCGCTTAGGAATGCCCGTAAGGTCTAGAACGTTTGTATCAGCACTCGGCTTCTTATTGGCCATGAGTATCCTCTGCGCCTTGCTCGGCATAACCTATGCCAAACTGTTGAAGTTGCTTCTTTAGCTCGGCACGTTCCTGCGCGAGCTTCTGAAGCTTTGAACGCTCATGCCTGATGGCGCGCTTGCTGTCAGCAATCGCACCATCAAGCTTGGCGAGTTTATGCGATGGCAACGACTAGCCGCCCTGCCGGGTTGGTCTCACCCTCATCATAGATGAGCCTAAAGGCCAGCTCAGCCATTGCCGGCTCACCCTTGACGTGGCTAAGCTCGCGGCTGCCATCTTCCACAACCCGTGGCAATTCATACTGAAGGTTGCCGCCCGAGAATTGCGGTGACTTGCCGGTGCCCCGCACAAGCAAAGCAATTTCTTGCACGTCAACGCCAATGTCAAGCTGTATGTGCTCAATGGGGGTGGCGCTTGTCACAACGTTTTGGTTGAGCGCCAAGCGCATCTGAGCCAACGTCATATCAGCCATGGTCACCGTGACGGTGATGTCAGCCTCAGTGATGAAAGCTTTACGTGGGAAGCCGGAAGCCAGAGCGCGGAAAAACTCAACGCTCTTTTCCATGCCTACCGTGACACCATCTTCAGAATAGTTGTGAGCACCTGAAGTGCCAATGAGCGCCCAATTGCCTGCCGGTGCGTCAGCAGCGGCGGGGAATGATTCGCCAACCGGCGCCCAATACAGCGACAGCGGGCCGTTAATGATCTCTAGTTCAGGCATTTGGTAGCTCCAATATGTCAGCCTTGACGGTGAAAGTTTGGGCGATGACCGGCCAAACAAGATCCGGCTCAACCGATGGAATCGGCCCCCCGGTGCGGTTGATGTGATGGATTAAAACATTGTCGTGCGTTTCTCTACTGAGCAAAGTAAAGCGTTGCTCAACAGCGCGGCGCACCGCGTCTGCCTCAAAGTCAGTTTCTCCATAGCTCAAAGCTATGATGGCCGTGTCAACTATGGGCATGATGTCAGCCTTAGCACCGCCGCCCCCCATGCGAAGCACCAACATTTTAGGTGGCTGTCTTGTGTCGGCGGCTTCAATGGTTTCTTCATCAATCGCATTGACAAAGATTCTGTTAGCCACCAAACCATTTATTGTGGTGGTTGCCAGCGTCATTGTTCGCAAAGCTTTGAATAGGTCACGCATTGAAACCCACCCTTATGCGCCTGGCGAGGTTTGGGTATTCATCATCAGCAGCCGGGGAAAGGAAAGGAAAAGCAGGTTGGCCAAAGCTTCTGCCTTTCTTGTCTTTGCCCTGAAAGCCAAGCTCTATGCGCCGAGCGTAGACCACAGCAATAACACCCCACCGCCCCAAAATCC